CAGCTAAAGAACACGACACTAACGCAAAAAAATAGATAAATAGTATTATGGCAGACGAAAATATCAGTAGTAAAGAAGCTTTACAAGGATTAGCAAATATTAATCTAGAATTAAAGCAACTTAATGCTAAACTTACTTCTAGTGAGTCTTTAAATACAGTAGGTAATCTTAGGAAGGCAATCCGAGAGGAGAGTTTGTCTTCCGAAGATGAACAGAAAGTATTAAGTAAACAAGGTCTTATGGATTTAGGTTATGAAGAACGAGATGCTGAACTTCGTGTAGCTGCCAATGCAGAACTTAAGAGACTAAGAGAAGAACAACAAAGACTTCAAAGTATCGAGGAAGAGTTTGGTGGACTATCTGCAAAAGATGACACCATGAAAAACCAAATAGAATTTGACATCGATAGGATGTTAGAAATACAGAAATTTGGTAGAGAATTAAATAAACTCGAAAAAGGTCTCACACCCATACTAGGTACAATATCACAGAGAATCAAAGAGTCTGGTGATAAAACTTTTGGTGCAATTACTACTGAACTAAAGGATGATTTAAGAGGTGACTTTGATAAAGTCACTGCATTCTTAGGGCCAGCTGCAACTGCATTCCAGAACCTACCATTCCTTGGTACTATTGCAAAGTTTAGTGGTCAGTTGTTAGCAAAAGCTGCGTTGCAAGTCCTTAACATGATTAAGGCAAGAAAACAAGATGCAAAACAACACAAAGAAATTGTTAAGATTGAGAAAAAGAATCAAGATATAGCAAAAAAACAATTCGAGACAGAACAAAGACAACAAGCAAAAGCACTACCATCACCAACTGGTGGTGGTGATGTTATTGATGCAGACTTTGAAGAAGTCGGTGGTGATGCTGGTGGAGATGGATTATTTGGTGCAGCTGCTGGAGCTGCAGCTTTAGGTGCATCCACTCTTATATTTAATCCTGCTACTATGTTATTATTTACCAAAGCAGCTGGACTTGCAGCTATTGGTCTTGCATTACTTGGTGCTGGTGTAGGTGCGTTTATTGCATTAGTTGGATTAGGTATGGGAGTCACCATCTACCAGTTAATGAGCAATATGGCATCTGGTATTGCATCGTTTGATGAAAGTGGTGCAACTGATGCTTTACGAAACTTAGAACAAATAGACTTGTTAAAGGTTGCTGGTGGTTTAGCTGCCCTAGCAGGTTCATCAGTCTTGAATTCAATAGCAGGATTGATTGCATTATTGCCTGGCGATGAAGCTCCATATACGAAACTAGGTGAAGATGCAGCTGGTTTTGCAAATGCAATCAATGACAGTGGTTTCATGGATATTGACACTGAGGCATTTGGAGAAAAAACTTCTGCATTGTTTGGCCCTTCTGTTAAAAACTCATTTGCTGGTGTATTAGATTTCTTTAGTGGTGATGCTACACCATTAACTGATTTAGGTGCAGATGCAGCTGGATTTGCAAATGCAGTTAAACCATTTGAGGAAATGGATGTAGATACCTTTACTACTAACATCACTAAAGTCAAAAATGCAATGTCAGAATTTGAGTTACCAGAGAATAAAGATGGTTTACTTAAGAGTTTGTTTGGTGAATCTGGTATTGACCAATTAAGAGACCTTGCTGGTATTACTTTTACAGACCCAGAACTTGGTGGTAAGTTAGAAAAACTAGGTACTGGTGTATCAATGGTGACTGTTGGTCTTGAAGGTTTGACTAAAGAGAAAGCAGAAACACTTGGTAGATTAGGTTATGAGATTGGTAAAAACTTTGATAACTTTAATCTAAACTTTGGTATGGTGCCTCAAACTGCTGGTGCTGGTGCAGATATGACTATTGCACAAGGTGAACAACAAAAAGCACCTGTAGTAATTCAAAATCAAGTTGCAAACTCAAACAATAATACTAATGTAAGAAGAAATTATACTGCAACTGGAGTTAAGGTAAATCATTCTAGAGCTCACTCATCTTTACCTTAATTTAATCCTAAATCTTTACCCCAAGGCCCTTCATAATTAGGTGAAGGATACTTGTCTTTTCTTTTGTATTTGGTCTTATCTTTATGGACTTGAGATTGTCCATGTTTAGGTGTCACCTTGCGTGACTTAACCTTTGGTTCTTTCTTACCAAATACCTTTTCCCAATTATCCTCGAATTGTTTATCACTGACCACTGTAGGTCTCCTTTTAGAACCTTTTCCCATAATAAGTTAGAAGTGTTAAGAGCCCCTCATATGTTGTCCCGCTCGTTAACATGATATCCTCTGCCGCTGTCGATATCTTACCACGATTATGTACCCAAACCTCTAACCATCCTACTTGGTACATTCTATGGTGCATGAAACACCATCCCCCTCAGTCAATCCCTTAGTGCATAGTATATTTATAATTCAAAATACTTAGGATTGACAATCCTTACACATCATTTGCAAGTTTCTGGAAGTATGAGAGTGACTCATCTTCGTCTACATCTGTCGTTGCAGTTGTAGGTTCTGCAATTGTTGGTTCTGGACTTGGATATGCAACATCATCCATGTCAGATGCAACTGAAGCTGCAGTTGCTGTTGATGCTGTCATACCTAAAACTCTATCGAGTTTTTGTTTCAACTCATCATAAGATTTGAATTCACTTGGTGCAATCACATCTTGTAATGAATGTTGACTGTTCCAGACTGCTTCTAATTGTGCATCATCATCTGATAATGGTTTAGAAGTTGCAAACTCAGACTTATCATAGTTCCAGTATCCATCTACTTTACGAACTTTAATTTTAAAGTCTGCACCTTCCCATAAATCAAATGGATTCATAGGTGTTTCATCTTGAAACTGTGGTTGCATTTTGTCTTTCAACATTTCGAAGATTTTCTTCCCATATCTGAATAAGAATACTTTACCTTCATTCTCTGGATGTGTAGGGTCAGAAACTACAAGAATGTTTGACACATAGTGCAACCTTCTTTTCTGTTTCCTTGCTATATCCTTGTTTGCCTCAATACCAGAGTTCCACAATTCAGTATTGTGTTCTGATACTGGGTCTTTTTGATTAAGAGTAGTCAATGACTTCTCTATGTACCATCCACCTGGCCCTTGAAAACCATGGTCGAAGTATTGAACCCAAGGCATGTCTTCACCTTGAGATGCTGGTAAAAATCTCACAACTGCATAACCATTACCAGTCTTATCTAAATCGATTTTCCAGTATCGGTCATCATTGTAGGATTTTGTTTCAGTCCCACTAGAAGTTTTTTCTAGTGATGCTTGTAAGGTGTCGAATCCACCTCTAGATTTTTTTAAGTCTTGAAATGACATAATTATATCCTCGTATTAGCATTGTATTGCATTGTATTAATATTATTAAACCAAGTAATCTTCCAATGGAGATACACTTAATTCATCCTTCATTATATAATAGTCTATGTTTCGAAATCTGTCAACTAAAATCTTTAGTTGGTCTGTCTGGGATATCCAACCTTGGTCACCAGTCTCAACAAGTCTGTTGTTCTCTGGTTCGTCTTCTGTCCCATAACATCGAGTTCCAGCATAGATGTTATTATATTTAGTCGAATCGTAATTCCAAATAGAATCAAATCCAACAAAAACTACATTATCGTAGTTATGGTTTTGTGATGCCATTGCAGCTGCAGTAGTACCAGCAAACCAATTCTCAAAAAGATGGTAGTCATCTTCTGGGCCACCTATCTTTGTAATCTTATAGTCATCCTCTATTCCTATAGTTTGCATTTCTAGGATACCAACATTACCATTACCCTTTCCATGCATGGTCACTTTAGAATGACTTGGGTCTATCCATTCTCTCACTGGTACACCCATTGTTTCTTTTATTATATTGTATTCTTCAAACCCTAATGGGTCTTCCCATTCTCCAGAGAAGTAACATTTATTAAGTTTAGGATATCTTGCTTGACAACACTCACCCATGATACTTACATCTATGATGGTAAGATAGTCTGGTGAGTAATCACGATATAGTGCATTACAACCCCATATATCTCCATCTAAGATATCTAAATCTAGTCCTTGTCTTGATGTACCATTACCAATAATATATGCAGTCTTACCACCTGTTAAGTTTAAATGTGAATACATATCTGGTCTTAGTTCTTCTGCAACTGCAACATCAACATTCATATATCTCTAATACCTTTCTCTTGAGTATACTTGGGTCATATGATATGAACCCTCTAGTCTTTTGTAATCTCTGTTTGACCTCTGGCCATACATATTGTTCTGTTATCTTTATGTTGGAACTCCATTCCAATATGGAGTCAAGTAATACTCCTGTTCCAAATGATATTGATTTGGATAAAAGACACTCAACAATGATAGGATGACTAGAACTATCAAGAACAAATAGATTGTCCAAAACACCTTCAAGTGAGTTAAGATGTCTGATATCTTTTTCGAAAGAGTAGACCAAAGACTGGTTGTACTTTTTCCATTCTGTATAGTTTTGTTTTGCTTCTTCACCAAATAAATCTCCTACCCAATAATCTTTGTGTTGAAAGTTTGCAATATAGAAATCCTTAAGTTGTCCATTGTATTGTTTCCTAAGTTTTGCAAACTGAAACTTATCATTCCTCTTAAGGAAACTACTAAACGATGCACTAACTTTTCCATGGTACTTATTAAAATCATAATCTGAATTATAATGTAGTTTTATACCAAGATAAAGTTTGTAACTCTCGTATCCAAATCTTGCATCCAAGTCTAAATCCTATGTGTTCTTTTGTAATGTTCCAATGCTTGAGCTGCACGAAGTTTATCAATATGAATTCTTCGTTTCTTTGCATTCATTTTTTTCTGTCTCTTTGCAGAAGGTTTCTCATAGTATCGTCTCTCACGAACTTCTGCAATGATACCATCCCTTTCAACTTTCTTTTTAAATCTTCTCATTAAGACATCAAATGGTGGTGGCCCAGATGGTTTCTTTGGTTTTCTTCCCCATTCTTTTTGTCTTTGTGGTCTTCGATTATAATGTTTCATATTGGTAGTTTACCTTTTCCTTTTTTAGTATTTGGTTTCAATAGATTATAATTCATTGCATCACTTTCTATCTTTTGTTTTAGAGGTGGTGTAATGAGGTTTTTTACTGACTCTGGGTCTAGGTGTTGTGTCTCACAGAAATGTATAATTGCATCTATGTAATTCAATCCTTTTTCCAGTACAATAGTTTCTATTTGTTCAGTAAATCGTTTTTTGGTTAGTATCATTTTCTATTCTTAAGATTCTGTTGTGTCCTATATGCAGTTACCCAATTCATACCATTCTTTTCTGCTTCCATGAATACTGCATTAGTTACCATCACTGGGATAATTACTGCCATATGTACAATGATTGACATTACGATACTATAGTTCAACCATTCCATGTATACAGATGCAACCACTCCAAAATAACCAGACCACATTATGAATAGTGCCATGGTTACATATCCTTGAATTGAAGGGTCTTTAATATGTCTCAATGGATTGTATCTGTTGTCCATAACAACTCTCCAACAATCTATCACGAAAAATGTTACTCTTTTAATTAATTCCATACTACTAGTATCTCACGATTTTCTTATTTGTCAAGTCTTTTCCCAC